GCCTCAGTGCCGGCACCGGTATCGGTAGCGGCCGCTGCCACAGCAATCGACGCCGCCTCAGTGCCGGCACCGGTATCGGTAGCGGCCGCTGCCACAGCGATCGTGCCGGCGCCTTCAACGCCAGCACCGGTATCCGAACCGGATATCGGGGTGGACCCGCCCGTAACAATCGACGGTGCGCCTTCAGCGCCGGACCCGGTATCAGTTTCTGATCTCGGGACACTGATCGACTCGACACCCTCGCTACCGGAACCGGTGTCCGTGCCACCCGAAATCGGGTCTTGCCTGTACAGGGAATGGGATTCGGTGCCTGAACCAGTGTCCGTGCCACCCGAGATTGGGATGCTGGTGCCCTGAACCAGTACCAGTATCGCAAGACGGGCAGAACTTGCCGCCACGGCTAGTACCCGCTAGCTAAACGACTGAACCCGCACAGATAATAATGCAACCCTGTTGAGCGTTGCACCGTCAACGTGCTGTTAAGCGTTGTGCCTGTTGCGTCAACAACGCCACACAACGATGCTTGCAACGCTGTAAACGTAGGGCCTTGATGTTGCCCCGTGCCAGTGTTCGTTAACGCCAAAAAGTATGAACCCGGCTGCAATAAATACGGCGTGCCCAGCGCACGTAACTGCATTGTGTTTGCACCTGACTGTGCAACAGCACCCGCCGAAACAACAAGATTGATGTTGCCGTTTAACGCAGTGGAGTAAATCCCAATGTCACTGTTGCCGCTAATCGTTGTTCCGTTTGTCCAAAAAAACGAGCTAATCAAATATGGGGTTGGCATTGTGAACGGCATCAATGCAACCAAACCGGGGTTTGTGTTGTTTAATGTTGTGCCCACACCAATAGCTTGAAACGACAACGGAGAAACAAAATATTTGGAGAACGAATTAACCACTACAGGGGTTGGGGCCAGACCGGAAGGGTAATCCATTAAGCCCTACCCAACAATGCAATAGCAGGAACACCAATAGTTGGCAACGAACTGTAAACAGCAAAAGTTGCGGTTGCAGGCAGCGCTGTACTCACACCCACACTTTGTTCCATGAATCCCATAGATCGAAACTTGTTTAACGTCATGGCAGGACTACCACGCCAAGCAATTTGGTTTGACCCGCCTGTGGGCACAGCACCATCACGGTTAATGTACGCCAAATAGTATGCGCCGGGATCCAAAGTTACCGCAGTCATTGCAACAGTTTTTAATGTGTTAGCGGCAGTAGAGATCGGGATGTTCACTGTTCCTGTGGTTGTCAATCTGACACCAGCATCAGTGTAAATAGCTACTTCCACGTTCACAGGATTTGTGTTGCCGCTAGTTCCTACAGGCCATGAACATGCAGTGATGTACGTTTCTGCTTCGACAATAAACGGACGATAGATTGCTATACCCGACGAAAGGTTGCAGTCTGTTGTGATGGTGTTACCCACCATAGACATCAACTCCGTAACACCACCGTTTGGGACGCTAGGCCCCGCAATCATTGGGGCGTAAGTGTCAAACGGTGCAATTTTTGGGAACGACCCCATCAGTAGCTCAACACCTTCCACGGAAACGTGCGAGCCGTACCACGGGTCTGCTTCAACGTGAACCGCAAAGCCCCAGCATCAGTTAACTCGTTACTGATCGGCACACTGATCTGAATCATGTCGTCCGTTGGTTGCACCCCTGAGAACGTGGCAATATAAGCAACCCTGCGAGTACCAGCAGTTAACACCATCTGATGGATGCGTAACTCCACAACATCACCCGCTGCCATGTTGATGAGATCAACATGCAACGTGAACGTGCCCGCTGAAGCAACATCCGAAGTGCCCGTCAAATACGGCGAGCCACCATTGCCGAACGTGGTTTCCGTGCCGACAACGGCAGTAAGAGTGCCCGATGCGTACGCAGTGACAGCCATAAATTACGAGATGGTAATGGTGACGGTGAGTGTCCAAGTCGAACCTGACGACTTGGTACCCATCGACACAACCTTACGGTTCAACATGGGGGCCACACCCGTCGTGTTCGACGTTGTGCCGTTATCGATACCCCATTCCTGCCATGCGAAGTTGCCGTCAGCGGAACCGAACGCCGCAACGAACGTCACCGTCTGGGCAGACACACCCGGCGTCGAGGACACCAACTGGTAAAACTTGTTCGTTGCCGCCTGCAGATCGGTCTGAGACGCCGTAGCGGCCGTCGTCGAGTCGCCCACACCGATACGGCTATTTGCAGCGTTGTAAGCGGTGCCACCGGCACCGGTCAAAAGGTTCAACAAACGGGTGATCCCAGCGTTCAACAAAATGTTGTTGCCCGCATCAACAACTTCGTTGCAGGGCAGACCGGCGTCGTAATCTTCGGAACGGTCCCACTTGTGAACGGTCGCTTTCGCTTCCCACTTGAAACCTTCGGCAGTGCTGTCAGAATTGTTCATCGCACACACCCCCCGTTCAGATCCCCGCCGGCAACGTGGCCGGCGATTCCGGGTCACCAACGTGACGGGCAACAACACCCTTCAGGCCGGCCAACGCCACCGCAATGAACGGCAAATACATGTTCGGGATACCGAACGAATCGATCGACACGATCAGGAACGCCACAGCGGACTGCAAACCAGTCCACACCATGCGTTCGGCCAACTTGATCAGGAACTGCTTCGAGGGAGGTTTCATAACACCACCCCCCAATAGAAAACGGGGGGCCGAAGCCCCCCGTTCCCATAACCCTTGTCGGGGTGGATCAGTCTGCGGTAACCGTGCGGGTACGCAGGTAGTTCTCCGGCTGGCAGTACACCGTCGAACCGGTGTACACCGGGGACGTGCCACCAACAACAACCGACAGACGGACGTACTTGAGGTACGCCGAAGCTGTGAGCTGCTTGCTGACACCGGCCGTTGCTTGAGTGCCCGACGCACCGAAAGTTCCGTACGTCACGAACGTGGCGAACGAAGAGTCGTCGGAACCCTGAACGGTGATCCTGATCGTTGGTGAGGTGCCGGTAACGACACCCTGCACCAAACGGAAAATCACCTCATCGGGGCGGTCAAGCTGAACAACGGTGCTGGTGGTTGTACCAGCAGCGTTAAGGGTGGCTCCTGCGAGCAGGTTCGCTGCGTTCGCATCTGAAACAAGTGTACCTGGCATGATATCTCCTTCGAATCAGGCGTTGGTAACGCCGGCCAAACGGACGACGCTGTACTGGTTGAAAATTGCCATGCCGGGGTACCATTCGAGGCGACCCATGCGCTGCGGCGAAGCTTGCTGCTCACCGAAGCTCTTCACGCTGAACGAACCGCCCTTGCCGAGCAAACCGGTCACGTCGTCCTCACCGAACTTGATGAAGTACATGCTCGCACAGGTAGCACCCGACGAACCCTGAACTTCCGTTCCCGGAAGACCCGGAACCACGTTGCCCGAACCGTCGATTACGTCACCGATGATGCGGAGCGGAACACCGTTCCACTGGGTGACCTGACGACCGAACACGTCCGAACCGACATCGATCAACGAGATACCCGTCACAGAGCTACGGGCAAGCGAAGTGATCTTGCGGCGCAAGGTGCGGTTAATCATGATCGCATCCGCTGCGCCCTGATTACGGAACAAGTCGTGAGCAACGTCGAGCATGTCCAACGTGAGGGTGGCGCCGTTCGCACCAGCAGTGCTGGTCTGACCGAAACCTTCTGCGATCAACTGCTTCAAACCCTTGAAACCGTTGCCGGTACCGTCACCGTTGAAAGCTTCGTAGTCGAAACGCATAGCGTTCGCCTTCGCCAGCTTGATCCACTGCTTTGCCTCAATGTCCTCTTCGGAACCAACAACGTCGACAAGGAAATTGTCAACCTTCACTTCACCACCGAGGATTGCGACACCCCAGTAATGCTCGGAGTCGGTGCCGTACGAGCTTGAGTACGATGCGTTGACTTGACGGAAACCCACGCTTGGCAGCGTGTCTTCCACTGAATGCTTGAGGGCGTTACCCGAAATCGTTGTCCAAGGCAGCATCTCAATGATGGGTGACTCTTGGATAATCGTTTCGATAACACCACGCTTCTTCTGATCGGTGCCGCTCTTAGCGGCTTCGAGCAGGGAAAGTGCCCCTGAGGCCATGATGTTCTCCTATAGAACTAAAAGTGTGGGTTACTTCGACCCAAAAGCTGCCCGGATGCGAGACGGTCCGAACAGTTCGGAATCGTCTTGCCGGCCCGGCGGCAACCCCTGGATTTTGCCGACCTGACGTATCCGGTCGACAGCGGCTGTGTCGTTACTGGGTGGACCCAACAACTCCTGAACCGCACGATCAAGCTCGTCGCCATCCAACCCTTTGTTCTTGAACGCTGACCGAATAGCAGCTTCCTGCTGCTCCTTCTTCTTGCCTTCAAGCTCTAAGGCTTTCGCTTCAAGCTCGTTGAGTCCCACCCCGGCCAAATCCTCGGGGGTCACGTAATGCAACCCCTTGTCACTGATGAGGTCCTTGGCCCTGTACTTCGCAACCTCAGCTGCAAGTTCGGCACCCGACTTCAATGACTGTTCAAGTTTCGCCCGGAGAGATCCTCCGGACTCGTGCGTGTCCTCAGACTCGTACTCGTCCATATGTACTCCACACCCCTATCGATACGCTCTCGGTGTCGGGGGAAACACTTCGAGGATTACCACCACCCCCCGAACAAGGGTCAAACCAGAGGGGAACGCAAACCCTGCTGAGTGAAACCGCCCTGCCGGCCTTGCTCCATACGGAACTGGCCTTGCTGCTTGCCGGCGCCTTGCTCCGCTGCCAAAGCGGACTGCATCTGGGTTTGTGACGCAACGTCACCCAAGAACTGGGCTTTCTCGAACTCGTTCTGACCGAACGAACCCATCCCGTACCGTTGCGACGCAGCACCGAGCTGACCCTTCGCAACACCAAACTGGGAATACGCTTGCTGCGCTTTCGCCCGGTCAACACCAGCGGCCCGGATCTCAGCGATACGGTCCTTTGTCGGCAACGACAACCCGGCGTTCGTCGCCGCAGCACCAATAGCTGCGTACTCAAACGAATGCATCAAATCGTTCAACGACAACGGTTCACCGTTGCCGCCCCCGGTGTACAACGCATCAACAATCTGACGGGCAAAGTTTGGGTCGGTTTGCGTGATTGTTTGCACCGCTTGCCCGGTCACCGCACCCTGCGACTGCAACTGGGACAGTTGCGCCGACACACGTTCCAAACCAACCTCGGTGGCACGAGTGATCCATGTGGTGTAATCAAACTTTTGGGCGGCGACACGCTGGTTGTACTCATCCGATAACCGTTTCGAAGCGGTCGGATCAACCGTCGCTTCGAACAACTGGTCATCAGAAATCTTCATTCCGGCGTACACATAGAAAGCGTCTTTCACGGAACGCCCAGAAACCTTCAGCTCGTTGTACACGTTCAACCGGTCACCGAACTCCTGAGGGTCCTGTTCCGAATCAAACAACCCAACGAACGACTGAGGGTTCTTAAACAATGCCCCCATACCGGCCTGATTTGCCTTCTGACGGAACGCATCCTCCGTGGCAAGGTATTGGGCCTCATTCATCCGTAACGACCCGTCAGAGCGCCACAGGCCGGGGAACCGTTGCTTGTACTGTGGTTGTTGACGCACCTTCGTCAAGATCTCATCAGCGGGAGCTGAACTCGCAGCTAACTGTTGGAAGAACTCGGCAGATAAACCCATCTGTTCCATCCACGGAAACATCTGCTTCAACTCAACCATCAACGTCGAGGGCTGCACCGGAGCGGCCGAGTTCACCCCCGGGTGTTCCTCGTTCCACATTTTGTCGTACGCAGCTTTCAACGAAGCGTTGTTTGGGTCTTTCGCCATCGCTTTTGCAAGGAAATCAAGAGACGAACTCATCTACATCACCCCCGGTCACACAAAGCCAAGCCGGCGCCCAACCTCGGCGACAGTTGAAACCATTTCCTGACGGGCGTTCTTCGTCCCCAACCACTCGGGGGACTTCTTCAACTCCTGCTCAAACGCCCATGCAGGGGTGCCGGCCGTCAAAGCGGCCTGCACCTTCGGATCGTTGATTGTGGTTTGCCGTTCCATCACACGTTCAAACGTGTTCAACCACGGCGCAGCAGCGGTCTCCGTTTCCAACGTCGGGTCCTTCCACGGGAACAACACCTTCGACTGGTTCTGCATCTCCAACAACAGGTCCGCTTCCGAAGCGGTCTTATCAACAATTTTTGATGCCCACGACTGCACCGACGACGGCGCCAAACGAACACCCCAACGCTGCGACAAATCCCGCACTTTCTGTGCGGTGTTCTCCACCGTCACGCCACGGGTCCGCTGGTCCTCCTGCTCGGTTGTGATCTGCCTCGACCACGGCGAAGACGGGTTC